CTCTCCATACACTAGCCAAACATATCCTATAAATCTACCAGTAGAGAATTTAGCACAATATGATACTAACGATTATACAAGTAGTGCTTTAGGTAGTCTAGGTTCATTTAATATTACATTAGACAATAGTTTTAATGTAAAAAATGGAGAAGAATACTACTTTAGTGCAGATATTAAATTAAATAGTGGAACTGCAACTACTTTACAAATATTAAGAAGTGGAAATGTAGGAGGTGGAGGACAAGATACCAACTTTATAAGCAACCCTAATCTTACAAGTGATTATCAAAGATATATTTCAAAAGTAACATTTACACAAGATGTAACATTAACTCAAATAGCATTTCAAGTAACAGGACAAGCAAATAATGCAGTAATAGAAGTTAGAAATTTAATGATTTCAAAATATCAAAGTGAAAAGTATTATGCTTATGGAACAACACCAATAGAACTATGTAAAATAGGAGATTATCAAGACTACTTTACTAAAAATAGTGGGAAGAATTTATTTAATGAAAATATAATAACAACAAAAGAATTAAATGGAATTACTGCAAAGTTTGAAAATGGAAAAATTAAAGTATATGGAACTGCTAGTGCAAATACAAACTTATATTGGGATTTTTCATTAAGCCAATATTTATTAAATGAAACATTAACTTTATCTTATAATGGTGATATATCTAATATAGTAAATCTAGGCTTAAAAAAAGGTGGAGTAGATAAAGCAATAATTACACCACCAAACACAAGTAATACTTTTATAGCAACACAAGCATTGATTGATGATATAACTACATTTTCTATATGGATAACAAGTGGTAAAGTAGTAAATGCAACTTTTAATATTCAATTAGAACTGGGTAGTCAAGCAACAACCTACGAGCCTTATGGAACAAATCAATGGTGTAAGTATAATGCTATTGGGAAAGTAGTGTTAGATGGAACTGAGGATTGGGGAAGTTTTCAAGTTGAAACTAGTGGTTTAGGTAGAGCTATAGCAAACGATATGGAAAATGTATATTATGACAGCAATATAGCAACATTATTAAGTGATAAGTTAGTAGGAACAAAATATTCAGGAAGTTGGAATAACACCTATGAGTGCATAGCAACTTTAAATAATAATAGATTTATTGCATATTTAAAAGAAGTGGCTAACATAACTGAATTTAAGGCAAAATTATCAAGTGGTTATGAAGTAATTTATGCACTATCATCACCATACCTTTCATTAATAGAAAACGAAACATTACAATCTCAATTAGATGCAATAGAAAAAGCATTTAGTTATGAAGGACAGACTAATGTATCACAAGAGAATAACGATTTACCTTTTAAACTAGACTTGAAAGCCATATTAGATTGGAGGAATTAAAGTTGACAATATACAAAATAGTAAATATAATTAAGGTAGGTAAGGAGTAACAAATATGGAAATATATATTAGTTTAGGTGCTGTTATTATTGCTTTAGTTACTTTAATAATAAATAGATTTGATAAAGCAAAACAATCTACAAAGGAAAACCACCAAGAATTAATTGAATATCAGTTAAAAGAATTGAAGGAAGATTATAAAGATATAGCAAATGACATAAAAGAAATTAAAAAAATGTTAAACAATTACAAAGAAACATTTAGAGATATTGTTAAAGTAGAAATGGATGAACACATTAAACAATATCATTCAAAGGAGAATTAAAATGGGACTAGAAGAAGATATAAGTAAAATAGAAAAAAGAGTAGATAAACAAAGTGTTGCAATGGAAATGTTGTCTTTTGCTAAAGAACAAAAAACGCAATTAGAAAACAATAACAAGAGAATGTTTAGAATTTGGATTATAACATTTATAGGTCTTTTACTATCAATTGGTTATATTGTATACCTATTAAACGATATATCTAATGTAGAGACAGATACTATTGAAATACAAGATGTAGAAACTATCGACAATTCACATATAAAGATAGGTGATGACATTTGGGAAAAATCAGAGTAAGTAAGGTTAAATACAAAACAAGAAAATCTAAAGGAAATAATAAGCATTGTCCTGTATGTGGCAAGTTTATGGAAAAGAAAAAGAAATAATATGGCTAGGTTTGAGTTTACTAAGCAAGAGGTAAAAGACATCAAATCAAAGATATACTTAACGGATATACAAGAAAAAATATTTGACTTAAAGATGGAAGGAAATCTTACAGAATATGGTATGGCTTTGGAATTAGGAGTTAGTGAAAGCACTATTTCTTACCAATGGAAAAAAGTAAAAGAGAAAATTTTAAAGGTAATCTAAGAAAATAATTAAAAGAACTTAACAAGATTAGGTTCTTTTTTTATGAGACAATTTAGTTGTGAAAAGGGAAAAGCCTTTTACACAAAATTAGGAAAGGAGAGGGAATAAGTCTTATTAGAGTAGTTTAAAACGCTATTTGAAAAGCAACCTCTCTTTTTTCTTTTATAGGAGGAATTAATTATGTTTGGAAACCCTTATGTAAGAAACTTTAATAATAATTTATCTCAACAAGGTTTATATGAACAAATAGATTACGAGATAAATAATTTACAACAAATGAAAGAGAAGATAAAAAATAATAATCAACAACAAAATCAACAACCTAGTATTAATCAGACATTCCAACTTGCTCCTACAAATAGAGAAGTAATAAGATATGCAAACTCTATTGAAGATGTACAAAGAGATGTCATAGTAGGAGATACACCATACTTTAGTAAAGATATGTCAATAGTATGGGTAAAAAGTATAAACGGAACTATTAAGAGTTACGAATTAAATGAGATAGTTGAAAAAGACCCTAAAGATATACAAATAGAGTACTTACAGGCACAAATTAATGAATTAAAGAAAGGAATGGTAAATAATGAACAACCTACTTCAAATGTTGTTATCGAACAAGATGCAACAAATACCCCAAAATTTAATGAGCCAGCTGGAGAACCAATTAAAGAGGAGAAACCCGCAAGCGTTCAAAGAATACCAACAGGCAAGAAAAGATAACGTAGACCCTAACGAGTATTTAAACAAGATAGTAAATGGGTTTAACCCACAACAAAGAAAAGAGTGGGACACGTTTATGCAAGGTATTAACATTCAAAAATAGAATGTTGATATAGAAAAATATTATGAAAGGAGAGAATTTATGAACAATGGAATACAACCAACTGTAGAACTTGCTACAAATAATGGAAACGGATTTGCTTATCCAGTTTATCCTATGATGGGTGGATTTGGTGGAAGTGGATTTGGTAGTGGTTATGGAGCAGATTGGATTTGGATTATTGTACTAATCGCTTTATTTGGTGGTTGGGGAAATAATGGTAATGGAAATGGTTTCTTTGGTGGAAGAGGTTTTGATGATGGATATGCTTGGCTATCAAATGGTCAAAAAGAGATTATGCAAAACACAAATCAAGGATTTGACACATTACATCTTAGCAACCAATTAGAAGGAACTAGAGATGGTATCTATGGATTATCTAACCAATTATGTAACAGTACTGCAAGCATAAACACTAATGTTTCAAATGGTTTCTACAATGCAGAAATCGCTGCTAATAATCGTGCAATTAACCAAATGCAAGATACCTTTGCTTTAAGTAGACAATTCGCTGATTGTTGCTGCGAAAATCGTTTAGGTATTGCTAACTTAAATAGTACTATTCTAAGCGAAAATTGTGCTGATAGAGCCGCACTAGCAGATGGACTTAAAGATGTACTTATCAACCAAACTGCTAACACTCAACGCATCTTAGACCAATTATGCAACGATAAGATAGACGCTAAGAACGAAAAGATATTAGACCTTCAAAGACAACTAGATATGGCTGACTTAAAGGCTAGTCAAATCGCTCAAAACTCTTTCATAGCACAAGGTTTTGCTAACGAAGTAGATGCTCTATACAATAGATTATCTAATTGCCCAGTACCAAGTACACCAGTATATGGTAGAACACCTATATTCACTTGCAACAACAATGGTTGTGGATGTGGATATAACACAACAAGCCAATTTATTTAATAGCATATAGTCGATTACGACACGCTCGATTACGAGAACTTGCTAAAAGGTTACAATTTGTAACCAATTGAGATAGACAAGTTCTATCTCTTTATTTTATGAAAGGAGAAAGATAAACAATGATTGAAACAATAATAAATGAACCTTTAGCATTACCAAGTAATGCAAGCCCAATAACTTTTGATGAAACGGACATTAGAACAAGGTGTGCTACTTGTAATTGCAATGGATGGTTAGATTATCAAAATGGCAACCCTAACTTTAAAATCTTCGGAAATGGATATACAGGTTATTACGATGTAGAATTTAGTGCTTCCGTTAGTACTGCAACTGCTGGTGTTGTGGCAATAGGACTATTTCAAGATGGAGTGTTAATACCTGACACAGTAAGAGCAGTTACACTTGCTGCCGCTGATGACTATGAAACAATTTCTTTTGATAAGAAATTGAGAGTATGCCCTCGTGGAACTACTAATATATCAGTTCAAAGCGTACCAAGTGTGCCAACACCAACAACACCAACAACACCAATATCAACTACACAAGCAATTATAACAAATGCTACATTTAGCATTTCAAGAATTTAGTAAGTATGAGAAATAATTACAACTTAGATTTGCTAGGTGTTTTACTACAACTTTATAATCTTTTAATAATAATGCAAGACTTTAACAACACAGATATATTACAAGAATTACAAAAACAAGATAGTGAATACCTAGAAAAGATTATTGCTCAAAATCAACAAATTTTAGACCTTTTAAAAGAAAGGAGTGAAGATAGTGGAAGAAAATAAAGAAACACAGGAAGAAAGAGAGATGGATATATATACCAAACTTTGTGAAAATGTAGAGAAATCTATCAAAAATCTATTAGACACAGAAGGTGTTACAAGAGAAAATGCCAAAATTTATGGCGAATTAGTAGACATTTACAAAGACTTAGAAAATGTCGATTATTGGAAAAGAAAGGAGAATATGAATATGTACGGTAACTATGGAAATTATGGAAATTATGGAAACTACGGGAACTCTTACGGTAATTATGGTAGAGGTGGATATGGAGAATATGGAAGAGGAAGTTATAACGAAGGTTCTTATGGAAGAAGAGGAAGAGATGCTAAATATCGTGGAGACGAACAAATGGATAGAATGGCAGGAGAGTATGGAAGATATAGCGAAAGTCGTTCTAGATATGGAGCAAGCGAAGAAACTGACAAGTCTTTTCATTATATGGTAAAAGCACTTGAAGACTTTATTAAGGTTCTTTACGAGGAAGCAGAAACTCAACAACAAAAACAAATGCTAGCACAATCATTACAAAACTCAATGCAAATGTAAAATAGTGTAAAGTGATGATGCAAAGTGTACGAATATTATAATAAAAACCCATATAAAAGGCACATTGACGATTGTGTAATTCGCAGCATTAGTACATTAACTAATAGGAGTTGGCGAGATGTATACGATGAATTAACTGACTTGGCTGGGGATATAGGATTAATGTTTGATAGAGTAGAGTTTGTCGAGGATTATCTTGACGAGAGATACCCTAGAGAGTGTCGCTACTCTAAAACAATTGGAGAGTTTGCAAGAGAGCATCCCAAAGGGAAATATGCAGCGACTATGGATAATCATATCACAGCAATAATAGATGGGATTATATACGATACATTCGACCCAAGCGAAAGAATTTTAAGATGTGTTTGGAAAATTGAATAAAATGTGTTATAATGTATTTGAGAGAAGTAAACTCTCAATATAATATGTGATTGTTTTCACCTCCAACGAATGAAAACAAGAAAAAGGGTGTTTCGACCCTTTTTATGTGTAACATTTTGACATATATGTATATTTATGTTAATATTAGTATGTAGTTTTTTACTACACAAATGTTATTTTTATTGTTTAATGTTTTTCATTATTTAATAATTGCATTTAAACCCCTTTGGAGAAGAACAAGCCACGTTCTTCTTTTTTTTGTCAAAAAGTGTAAATTAATATATAATTAATGTTAGGGGAGGTTTCATCATTTGCCTTCCCCTCTCAATTTCTTTCGAGATACCTATATTATGTAGGTATCTTTTTGCTTTTATCTAAGATATATTGTATAATCTAAATAAGGAGGTAACTTATATGAAAAAGTTTTGGGAAACATTAAAAGTTAGACTTAAAAGCCCAGTATTTTGGACACAATTAGTATTATTAGTTGCAGAAGTCTTAAAGTTATTTGGAGTTTATGAAATGCCAAATGATATGATAAGTCAAATTCAAGACATTATTACAATTGCATTCCAAGTATTTGCTGGATTAAATAACCCTACAGATAGGGAACACTTTTAGAAAGGAGGAATAAGTATGGCTAAATATATAAGTCCTGATGAATTTATAAGTTATACAAAAGGACACGAATACGACATAGACCACGCTTACGGTGCTCAGTGTGTAGATGGTATAGCAAAGTTTGTATTAGATAGTTATGGAGAGCATAACTTTAATTGTGGTAAATGTGGTATGGCTTATGGCTTATGGACTAACTATGGTACAAATGGTGTAGAAAAGTATTTTATACAATTACCTTTTAGCGAAGCAAGACTAGGGGATTGGATTGTTTGGAACAAAGGTTCAAAATCAGCGCCTAAATCACACGTTGCGATGCTATATAAAAAAGTAGGAACTAATATGGTAAATGCTTATGGACAAAATCAAGGTGGAAAGAAAGCATTTAATTTTTGTAATGCTTATACTGATGGAATATTAGGTGTATTAAGACCTAGAACATATCTAAGTACACTAAAGTATAGAGGACATATAGAAAAAGTTGGATGGACTGACTGGAAATATAGTGGTGAAGTGTGTGGAACAACAGGACAACAAAAAAGATTAGAAGCAATACAAATTGATTTTGGAGATAAAGAAGTTTATGCAAAAGCACATATTCAAAGTGATGGTTGGGTTGATTATGGTAAAATAAATAAAGATACTATAATAGGTACTACTGGATTAGGAAAAAGACTTGAATGTTTACAACTAAAAGGCGATTTTAAATTCCAAGTTCATATACAAGGAACAGGATGGACTTGTTGGACTAATGCAGATGGTATATGTACTCTTGGAAGTGTAGGACAACAATTAAGAATAGAAGCAATCAACATTGTAGAATTGTAAAGAAGTAGTAAAAACTACTTCTTTTTTTAATTTTCTAAAAAAATATTAATTTATGTATTGACATATTAAAAAGGGTGTGCTAATATTAAAGCATAGAAAGGAGAACAAGAAAAGGAAGAAGAGATGTTTGAAGACAAAGAAACAAATTATCTTTTCTACAATGCTAATTGGAAAAAAGACACAGAGGAATTTAATCGAAAGTCAAGTAATATGGAAGAATGTAGGTATTATTGTAGTTGTGGACATAGCGTAATTATTCCATATTGGCAAGACGAAAAGATATGTTCTTGGTGTAAGCATAAAGTAAGAAAGGATGACAAGAGGTATTTTAGGGATAAGATGCGACAAATAATGAATGAAGAAAGGAGAGGAAAATATGGAAAAACAAACAATAAAAAGAACAATGGAAGATAGGGTATTAGAATATTTAGAAAAATATGGAACAATATCTTCTTGGGAAGCAATTAAAGAATTAGGATGTACACGTTTATCACATTATATTTGGCTATTAAGAAAGAAATATATGATAAATGACAAGTTTGTAGAAACAACAAATAGATTTGGCGACCAAGTAAAATATAAACAATATTGGATAGAATATAAGTATTAGGACTTGATATGGTTAATAATAGGAGGAATATAAATGGATAACATATCAATAGAAGAAATGCCTAGAGAAATAGATAGACTATTAGAAATAAATGAGAAATTACAAGCAAGAATAGATAAATCAATAGAGTTTATTAGCAAAGAAGAAGTATCTATAACTGCATTAGATAAAGGGTTTGGAATATTAAATCAAAAAGACTATTTACTAGATATATTAAAAGGAAGTGATAAAGAGTGAATATAGAAGAAGCAAGATTGTATTTAGAACATACTTCAAAAGAAGATTTTAATTTAGAAGAACACCAAAAAGAAAATAGATACCAAGCAATTCAAGTAGTATTAAAAGAAATAGAAAGATTAAATAACATAATATCAAAAGTCAAAGAATATTCAACAAGTTATGAAAGTATAAGTATAATTCAAGGTTTAGATAGAATTGAACAAAACGAAAAGTTAGATAAACATACAATGAACGAAATGGTAAGAAGATATATGGAAGTACACGATAAACTTTTGAAAATGTTAGAGGGTAGTGATAAAGAGTGAAAGAAAAAATAATCAATTATATAGAAACATTAGAAGCAAAATCTTTACAAGTTGATGATTATTTCAAACAAAGAAATGATTTATATATAGAA